TACCGACTCGCTCGGGGTTCTTGTCCCACTTGCTGGCCGCGTAAAAGTCCGCTGCGTCTCCGTTGATCAAAAGGGTGTCGATTTTCTTTTTGCTTAACCACTCCAACGCCGTTTCGATTGCCATGTCGCTGTGATACGGCAAGTGTAAATCGGAGATGATTCCGCATCGCATCTTGCCCTTGATGTCGAAGGTCTTCCAAGGTTCGGCCAATGAAGGGGGCATAGGAGGCAATTGACCTGCAACGCCCTTAGCTCTTGGTTGCGTCGCCCACGGCTTTGCTCGCTTGCCTGTAGCACCGCGAATGACTCTAATGTGTGATCTAGCCGACTCGACGTTAAACGCTTCGGGGTGCTCCTTCGCTAATCGCTTCGCTAGTGTCAGATTTGGCGTATCGGGAAACTTACTACAGAGTTCCTCCGCCCACTCCCTCGCCTTTGTCTTCGGTGCTGCCATCTTCACGCCTCCAAATTGCTTTAGCCTCTTCTATGGTCAACTCGGCTCGACCGAGTTTGCGGTTTACCCAATTGTGCAATTGTACACCCCAAAGCCAATATGCTGTTGGGGATGAGAAGTCTGGCGGGTTGTCTTTGCAGTAGCCCTCGAAGTCTTCACGGCAACTGCAACCGAAGGCCGGAATCAGCAACACCCAAAGTTCATGCCACTGAGGATCGCAACCTAAATAGCCGTGTTTCTTCGCCCATGCGAACCGGCCTTGCTTGGCCTTGCGTTCTTCGCGTTTCGCATTAAACGAAACCTGAGAAGACTGAGAAGCCGCTGGAATCTCTGTCGGCTTTCGCTCTTCTTGCTGCCTTGGCTTGAGGAACTCAGACGGGCAAAATGTTTCGCTCATAATCTTATGGTATCAGGGTGATAGTAACTTCCGGGAAGTCCAACTCAAAGACGACAACGGAAGGAATGAAGATGCTGGAAAACGAATAGGCATCGACCGTGCTTTGCTTCTGTTGATGCACATCGACAATAGGATCAGCACCGTCATTGCACCTATAGCAGTCCCACCAATTGCAGTCGTTACGCTCCTCGACTGGCACTCCGACTCCTGAATATCCCAATGGGTGATCAATGCAGTCCTCACAGTCTCCGTAGTACTGATACGCGTTGATGTTTTGGTAGAAATGCGTGTGGCAAACCGTATTATCAACTCGCCAAGGATTGTTGACATAACTGAACGAATCGAAGCCGAATGCAATTAACGGAGAGGAATCTATTCGCAAGTCGTTCGGTTCGCACGGGCAATAGTTGCCGATCAACTCCAAGCAGTCGTCACACTCTCTTTCAAGACTAAAGCAGTAACCGCAACTTGTCGCTGTTACGACATTGACGACATTACCGCCGACGTTTGGCGGAAAGTTCTCTCCGACGACTGTAAACGCAAAAGTCTGCGTGCTTACTTGGCATTGTTCGTAGACGCAACTGTTGACACCATCTTCCGGCCCGAATGTAATCATCGCCGGTATATCGTCTGCGGTATCGTAAACCTTAAAACGATTGATCCAAGTTGATTGCTCCGCTCCGTAGTTTGCATTGGGGCCATCCGTAACGCAGTTAAACGTCGGCTCCGCTTCCGTTTGATCCCAAGAACATGTTTCGTTGTTTGGTATCAACTGAGGAGGGAACCCGCTGTTGAAGTCGTAGCCTTGCCCAAGCGTGCAGCAATCACTCTTATCTGTTAGTGTCGATGTCTTCGTTGTCGCTATCTTCTCCATCGCCCCGCGACGATAGATAACCTCAATAGCACATTCGACAATGTACTTGCACTGAGGCTCGCCGCCTGAGCATGAGATTAGCCGCTGCATGATCGATACTCTCGTTCGGCCGTACTTCCAAGCGACGAACCCGGCTATCTTCCATATTTCGTTATAGGTCTTCGTGACCTTGCCGCATGTAACCACCTCATCGCAAACGTCGTCGAAGTTGACTAATGGCAACTCTGGAAACTCGCACCCGGTCGCCGGTGGGTCTGCGTTTACCTTTTTCGACTTGTACATCAGCGACGTTATCGAGATGCTTTCGTTCGTTCGATTGTCGTTGACGACTCCGCAAAGATAGTCGTAATCGTTCGTAAGCGATGGCCCTGCCTCCGCCGTGTTGCAACAATCGCTATGCACAAACTCAACTGTCTCAGTGTATAGAGGGTGCTCTATTTCTACGGATGTTGCGATGTCCGCCATGTCCTCCTCGGATAGGCAGCATTCTTCGCACCCGCATTTGCCGAAACAACCCATTTAGCAGACCTCCACCGCGACCCATTTTGCATCAACCGGGAATATCATTACTGTAGCATTCGCTGCGATTGGCGTCGATGTTGGTGCCCACGCCGTATACGTCACGCTCCCGCTTGTCCAATTACCGGACGCTGGTTGCTTCGCTGTAACCGTACCGCTCGAGTTGGCCGCTATGCCACCGCTTCCCGCGATTGCCAACAGAGGCGTCTCACATGCGATAAGACGAACGCAATCGGTTTCTATGTCGTCTTCGCCGAGATAAGTAAACACTGCCCCCTTGCCCACGGTATACGCACTGGCGATTGGGCCGAATCTAGTTCCTACCGTGTATGCTCCGCCGTCGCTGATCGCTCGATAAATCGGCCCCCATTGAGCCGTCCCTAAATCGTCTTGCTCTACCTCGTTCGGACCATTGAGCAAAAACGGCCCCACTACCGAATCCGTGTAGTCGAAAGGTCGCGTCACCTGCAAGTAGTTTCGGCCTCCGATTTCTTCGGTGCCGACAATCTGGATGCAGCCGTAGGCGGGGATGATCGAGGTTCCTTTGTTGACGAAACTGATCGGCGTTGGCGTGATCGGCTTTTCGTCCGATGCTCGACCCTTTACGCTTTTCTCGAAGGCTTTGGTGGCCTCCCAGACGCGTTCCGCTTGCCTCGGCGTGAAATAGCCTACTTCCATTGCTTAGCCCCTTGTATCGCACAATAGCGACACCTTATAGACTGCTGGAGTCACCGCTGTTCCGCTCGCTGCGTCATTGCTTGCGATGGTCAATCTGCATTCGATCAGCTGTCCTGGATCGACGCCAGTTGCGTTGATGGTGAAGTCATAATTAGCCGCTGACAGTGAGTTCATCGAGATTGCGGAAGTCGTCACCAAATCGCTCGACAGCGTGCCATCTGATCCGACGTAGGCTTCGAGGTCAATGGTGCAAGACGTATCGGCAACCGTCGCTTCCATCTTCGCACGGATGCGTACCTGGATCGTCTGGCCGTCTTCGTAGTTGGCCGGGATAGGCACGCTGAAGTAAATTCGACGCGTCACGCTTCCTGATGCCTTAACGTCCCCGGCTGTGATCCGAACCGGATTGGTTCCCCAAGTCCCGGTCACTAGCCCTAGGTCATCGTTTGCCGCTGCTGAAACGGGATTGGATGCCACTGCGTCCCACACTCTAAACGAATGAACCGGAACTACTGATTCCGCTAGCACTCGTTGAGCAATCTTTGTTGGCGATATGTCGGCATTGCCCGCGATTGTGTAATTGGTAATTACTTCCGGCGGGAGAATGATCGTTGCGTTTGGTATGGTGGTCATCAAATCAATCCTAGTGCGTTAAAAGGTAGCGAATCGAACTTCTTAAATTCTAGCCAATGGGCGGTTACTGGTTGCCCTGGCTCCTCGGTCTGGATCCTAAATCCTTGGGCGTTGAGCAAAACGGGCTTGGTGACTGGCTCTTTGTTGCCGTCAACCGCTCTGACAATCCGTGTCCCTGCGTTGCCCGGCCCCGATAATTGTACACGCTCGTAGAATCCTTCGTGTCGGACTCGGGAATACCAAGCCTTTTCGGGAGTCGTGCGATATGGGAAGCGAAACTGAATCTGGGCTGTTACTTCCCAATACGCCTGTTCTCTCGTTGTCACGTTCGACGCTGCAAACTTGGTGATCCGTGCAGTCCCTGGAGGCCATCCTAAGAACAAATCAGAATTGACCGCTCGTCGGTATCTTGCCTGGACGTATGAATTAAAGATAAGCATGTTTCGCTTGATCGTTACGGTCTGATCTGGGATCGGCACAGTTACGCCGTCGATAGGCTCGCCGTTTACCGTTTGGATAGGGTTTCCGTCCCAGTCTTCATCGATAGGCTCATCCGTTTCCACGTCGTCCCAGTCGATTCTAGGAGGTGCCAATAGTGGATTGTCCGTGCCGCCATCGGTGAGGCTTGCCAACTCTCCGTTGTAGTCGTAAATCACGATCCAAAATATCGGACTGACTCGCTGTGTGTTGACTCCATCGGAGTAAACATAAGGATAGTTTGCCGAGTAGATCGAGCCGGATGCAGGTAGCCTATCGTCGTTGAAGATGTCGTACTCGACCGCGTCTTTCGTGGTGACAACCTGAAACGCTCTCTGAAACTTAACGGTAAGTTTTCGGAACTTGTCTGTTAGTCGCTGGTCGTAAACCGGACGCGACCACATTTCAGTGACTTCCAAAACGTTTGGGCTTTGCATTGCTAAACTCCTGGGCTTTGGAATTCGATGATAGTTGTCGGTGGTTGCAGTTTCTCTTTCAGTGCAGTGATCGCGTCGGCAACCTTATCGAGTCTTCCGACGGTTGCTAGCGTGTTCGCTTCGATCTTCTTTTGCGAATCATCCGCTTTGCCTCTGCTAAGCAACCGCGATTCCCTTGCTGCTAAATCCGGCGTGCTGATCGTTGCCTTTATCTCTTTGCTTTTGGCCGCTTCCGCGAACTGTGCCTTGGCCGCTGCGATTGCCATAGCAGTATCTTTGTCTAGCCCTTGCTGTTGTAGCCTAAATGCCTCCGCTGCTTGCTCGCCTTGCTCCAAGAGGATCTTCTGTTCTTCGAGTCGCTGTAGTTCGCTCTTGCCTAAATCCGCGATGCGTTGAAGTCTCGACTTCTCTTCGTCTTGGGCTTTCTTCTTCGCCGCTTCCGCATCTTGCTCAGTCTTGAGCATCTTTTCGGCGAACATGATCCGCTTGATGTCCGCATCACCTAGCCCCTGATCTTTCAGTTGCGTTCGGCGTGCCTCTTCCGCACCCTTCGTCAGCTCGATGTATTGGTAGTTGATATTGCGAAGAGTTGATAGAGTCGATTGATCGATCTGTGCTTTCTTCGCGGCTGCTTCATCCTCTGCGGCCTGTTGCTCTTTTATCAAGCGTACTTGCTGGGCGTGTGCGCTGTACTTTTGGCTAAGTTGGTTCTGTTGCTGTCGAAGCGATTCGGCCAGTTTAATGTAACCCGCCGCTTCATTCTGCAAATCCGCGACCACCTCTGGGCCTTGCTTCGCCGCCAGTGCCTTGTCCGCTTCTTTGTTGTAGTATTGGAACGACGCAACAGCGTCATTCACTTGCTTATCGATGTCAAAAAACAATGCCCTAGCCGCTTCTTGCTGCTTGTCTGGATCGCGGATGAGTTCGAGGTCTTGCAGATTCTCGCCGAACTTGACACCGGAAAGCCGAATCATTCTGTTGGCGAACTCGTCGGCGTCCGATGATGCTTGCTTCATGCGTCCAGCAACATCATCAACGCCGAAAATCATCTCGCCGATTGACTTGCCCAATTGAAAAGACATAACGCCAACCAGGGCACCTAGCCCAGCCTTAAACGCCGCTGCGCCAGCCCCTCCGAGTTTCATCACCTCCGAGAACTGACCGATCTTCTCGGTGACACCAGCGACACCCTGGGCCGCTGATGCAAACTCAGTTCCTCCAAGTTGCATTGCCAGCACTCCGATAAACTCGGTCGATGCTTTGGCCTTTGAGCCGACTTGCTTAACGCCGCTAACCGCGTTCTCGATGTTCTTCGCTGCGTAGACCGCTTTTGCGCTCGCTTGATCTTCGGCTTGGATCAGGATTTTTACGGCGTCACCGGCCATCATTCGCTCTCCGCTTTAATCCTGTTTTCTTCGTGCTTCAAAATCCGAACCGCGTCAACAAAGGAGGCTGATTGATCGAGGCTGCCACCTGCTACCGGCGGCAAGCCTTCGTTGAACAAATCAGCCATCGAAACAAACTGACCGATACTTTCGCAGTATCGATTCGGGCATCCTTTCAAGATCCAATTCCCGTTTGTGCACTCCTCGCATCCTGTTCCGTTGCACGCCGGGCATTCGATCTCGATAGGCTCCGCGTCTGTTCCTTCGTCCTCGCATTTCTTGTCGCTGCATCGTCGGCAAAGTTCGCCTTGCCTAATCAACGCCGCGACTCTCAGTCTTTTTTTTCGTTGGTGTCCATTCGCTGATTGTACGCCACCTTGATAAGCAACTCTCTCGCCTCTCGGTACGTCAATAGGTTATCAAGGTCATCGACAACAAACGGACGCTCTACATTCCTCCATCCGACAACAACCCGCTTTAATTCGCTGAATGTTGCATCGAATATCTGGTCTATCGAGTGCTTTTCGTCGAGCATGTCAACCGCTTGAAGTATGCTACGCTGCCCTCGCATCGATTGCGATAAACAAACGAATACTGGCCGCGTCTCGACGGGCTTGATCTGGTCAACATCGAGACACACTTCAAACGATTGATCTGGCTCAAGAAAAATAGGCATCGATTATCCTGTTAGGTTGCGGCTGTAAACGTGATCGAGCATTCTTGGTCAACGTTGTTTCCATCTCGATTGGCTTGCCACTCGATTTCATCGACAACCAAGTTTTCCCGGTCTGCTTCTTGCAGGCTGATGATTTGAGCCTTGGGTGCCGTGAACGTCATGACGCTGTTCGTTGGCCCATCAAGCGACCACGTTAGCGAATGCTCCGACATGTCAAGCAGTTTACCGTATCTATCCTGAGTCGCAACCAACTTGGACTCAGGGTTGCCTGTGATCCTAATAACTCGATTAGTGATTAGACCGGCAAGGAAACCGGAAACGTCCGAAGGGTCTTCGCGTAGGATGACCGTGTTCCCGCTGTCAAGCGTAATGTTTTCAACGCCCAATGCAACGCTGTTCCATGTCGTCGTCGAGGATGCAAAGCGAAGCGATTGAGCGGTAGGATAACTTGGTGCCAAGATCGCTGTATCTGTTGGACTCGCCCAAACTCCGGTAAACTCAAACTCGAAAAACGCTGATCGTCCAGTTGGACAGTTCAGTTTGAACGTTCCAGCGCAACCTCGTAGCAACTTTCGCATCCCGTCGATGTAGACGCCAATCGTCAGAGTCTTGACGTTCGTCCCCGGTGCTTCAGTTCGCGGCGTAAAGACTTGGCCGCTTTTCACCCATCCGCAAGCCGGGAGGAAAGTATCTGCCCAGCTAGGCTCGGTTGCTGTGCCATCCCAAGACGCGTCGTGCTTGAATGTCACCTTGCCGCGATAACCTCCCGGAACGCTCGCTCGCATCCCGAATGATGCTTGACCCTCTCGAGTCTCTAGTTCCGTCTCCGTTTGTATTGCGATGTCATAGCAGTTGAAAGCCGCATCTGATCCGGTAAGGCTCATTGCTGTTCCTGGAGTCGATTCGATTGATGCTGCCAATACTCGCTTGCGTTTCAATAGCGTCATTTTTATTCCTTTATTGGTTCAATGCTCTTAGTTTAATCTTACCCTGTGCCGCCAGTATAACGTCACGCAAACGGCGATTGACTTCGATTGGGAGTCGCTCCCTTGCCTTGTTTTCTGCAACCTTGCCTATACCGCCTCGGATGTAGTAGTCTCCAGTCTTCTTGCCCTTGACCTGTCGAAGCGTTCGTCGATTGGTTTCGTCGGCTGTGTATACGTTACCTCTCCAATTGCGAGAGATAAAGCCGTCGAGAACCGTAGTCCACCCGCCGCCCATGTCTGGCTTGTAGACCACGCCGCTGGACTTAACTTTGCCTTTTCGCTTTCGGGTATACGTCTTGGCTTCGTGGTACTTCGCGGGGAATGGATAGCCCTCCCATAGTCCGATGGTCGCCTCGGCTCGCTTTGGTACTGCTTTGTTCTTTTGGCGTATGGTTTTCTTTAGCGTTGCCGCTTTGCTTATCGGCTTGCTGTTGCCCTTGTTCATCGAAGACAACTTGAGGTTAATCATCTTTCCGACAACTTGAGCAACCTCAACGCGCACGCTCTTTGCGGTGCGATTGACCGCCGTTGAAAGCACTCTCGGAAGGTGGACTTGGAAGTGTCCGAGATTGCGTTTCATTTGCTTGAGTGACTTCGCGTCGATGGATATTTTTATCACGCTCGTAGCTCCGTCATGTCGTCTTCGCTAACGCGGTAGGTGATGTTCAATGGGATCTGTAATCCATCCATCCCGCCATCGGCTTGAATGTAATTGACCGTCTGCCACTGTGCGTCCGTTGCGTAACCGCCGAAGGTGTGCCACGTCGAGGAACCCGACGCGACCGCCTTGACAATGTCGGCATGAAACGCATTGAGAAGCGAATCGATAGCGTCAGTGTTTCGCTCGTCCTGCATTACATGGCAATGAATCAAGAACTGCTGCCGGTATGCGTTTGATGGAGGCTCGCCTGGCCTGTCAAGTTCAGGCACTCTTTCCGGCTGCCCTTGCGTCAAAACGATCTGATTGTTTCGCGGTGTGAAGTCTGCGAATCTGGCCGGTCTTTGCACCTCGCAAATTTCAGTTTGGTAGCCATTGGCCCCAATCATCGCATCGAGACGCGATTTCAATTCGAGTGCTATGGATTCGACAACTGCTACCGGCATTCTAAAACTAGCATCCCTTCGTCGTGACTCAGCAGTTTCAGTATCGATCTTCGCTTCGGTGCTTCACCTACGCGATTCGGGAACGCTAATTCATCCCCGCCTAAGTTTATTTCGTCGCTTGCAATTCCGCTCGACTGATCGTTGGCAACGTGCACCTCGAATAGAGGGTAAACAACATTTCCATCTTCCGGCAAGACGCCGAGTGCTTCGCGTATCACAACTGCCTTTATCTCCCTGGATCGACCGTTACGTTTATAGTAAACAATCGATTCCGCGAAGTCATCAGCGTTGCAAAATACGCTCTCGGCATCTTGCTTAATCAGGTCGTGCAGTGTCACTTACTAGGCTCGCTTGCAAGTGACCTTGACGTAATCAACAACAACAGAATCCACGTTGGTATTCGCGGCTTTCTGTAGTTGGATGATCGGCTGCAAGCCAGAGCTATAGCCGCTCATATCGAAGGTCGTGCCGGTTGCGACTCGGCGTCCATCGATGTAGAACTTGACGTCTTGCTTTCCGCCAGTGAAGTCGATCACGAATTCCTTATAGGTCGTGCCCAAGGTCGTCCCGGTGGAAACGTCGTCATTGTCCCGAGTTCCGTCGTCAGTCTCGACGTAAACGAGAGTCGTGCTGTTCGCACCTTCCATGCGGAACCATGCGTTAGCCGCTACGCTGTCGGCTGTGTCGTTGCGTGCCGAGCCAACACCAAAGCAGAGGATCGATCCGCTGGTGAAGGTTGCTGCACCGATCTTCACTCGCATCTCGATCCGCTGGATCAAGTCGATGTCGAAGTCCAACGCGTCGTTGAAGTGAGGGCAAACGTTTTCAATTTCACTGGTAGCCGCCAAGGTAACGGTAAGTTCCGAAGTGCCCTTCGTGTAGGTCGGCGCACCCGCTGAGGAAGTGTCGTCGACTAGCCAAGCGGTGGCTGGATCTGCCGATGTGGGAAGCGTTGCAACGGCTCCATTGAAGTCGTCGTAGAAAATCTGGAAGTCTCGAATATCGCTCATCATCAATTCCTTTGCTTTGTTTGTTCGTTTGAAAAAAAGGCCCCAACCCAATCGAGTTAGGGCTGTGTGTCAATCAGTCAATCGACTAGGTGCGATTACCGAAGATTCCGCGATGATCGATCACCGCACACCCGAAGGTCTGCCGTACCTTGTAGAGGTAGACGTCTCGGCTCATGTCCCAATCGTTCTCAAGTACTGGGGCCTCTTCGCCACTCAAGAACGAGAGTTCCATTGTGTCGACTTGAGAGTTATCAGCGATTGCGTACCAATTGGTCGTGCTGTTCGCATCGAGCAACGCCGTAGCAACGACCTGCAACGGTCGAACGCCATTGACGCCGTAGATGTTCACCACACCCTCATTCCCGTTGCTCTGTGCGTAGGATTGGCTGTTAACCAACTCCAATGCACTTGCTGCGTAGTTCTGCGGAACTAGCAACACTCTTGGCGAGAGGTTGAGGATCGACCCATTAAGGCCAGTCTGCAAGCTCATGAAGCGGAATGCTTCGTTGAGCGTTGTTACGCTCGGGGCCGCTGGAGTCGTGTTGGTGATGTTGCGTCCGCTTGGGTGAGAAGCAGAGAACAACGCGAAACCATCCGGCATCGTTGGATTGCTCAAGAAGGTGTCATAAACAACTCGCTCTTGAGTGCGTCGAGCGGCTTGCCCCTGCATCGAAGGGATGCGGGAAAGTGCGTCGAGGTCGTCGTTGATGACGGTTTCCCAAGTGACTGAGAATTCCGCACCGAACTTGTCAACCTTGTACGACTTCTTTTGATCGCTCAATCCCTTTTCGGGATATGCCTTGCCCTCTGGAACCATTTCCAAGTTTGGGTACTCGGAAAGCTGCGACCGGTTGATCGCTTTGAAGTCGTCAACGCTGGCCGCTTGGCGAACCCACAAAGCCCAAGTGAATGGTGCTTCGTCGTAAGCCGCTCGAAGCGTCTTATTGACGGCATCCTGCAGGATGTTCTGGAATGATCCGGTCGTGTGATACGCATCGGATCGACGAACGCGGAGGCGATTGAACGTCCCTGCGTGACCCATCGCCATGCGTGCTACGTCGCCCTTTGTGTGCTTCAATGGGTCGATACCCATTCGTCGAACGCATTCTTCGGCAAGTCGGTACAATCCGACATTGCGAAACTCTGCATCACCTTGGGCAGTCGGTGCCTTGGTGCGATGGATGTTGCCTTGGAAGCAACGTTGAACCAAGCCAGCCTTTGCTGCTTGCTCGAACTTGTCGTGCTCCGATTCGGTAACGATTACGCTGCTGCCGATTGGTTGATTTGCCATCTGTCGAATAATCCTTTGCTGAGCGTCTTCCAGTGAACAACCGGAGTCAACCAACTCGTCAGCAAAGGAACGCTCAACCTTCGCTAGTTTGGCCGCTGCGTAAATCGATTTCTTTCGCTCGTCAATCGCTTTCAGTTGCCGTGCAACTTCGCTTTCGACTTTGTCTTCCGCTCGAACGACTTCAGGCTCTTTAGGCGTTTCGCCCTCTACCCTTGTCGCTTCCTCTGCTGGCTTATCCATGCCTTCCATCAACTCAACTTCGAGTTCTGGTTTCGCCATGTGATCCGCCAACCACTTAATGATCTCGTTTGCGTCGGTCATCCCTTCGGGTAGACCAAGAGACGAGAGTTGAGCCATTAGTTGCTCATCCATGCCTTCCTGCCTTTCTGCTTGGTCGTAAGACCGTCTGACCGTGGAATTAGGATCTGCACCCGTTGCACAGATACTCGCGTTGTGAGGCTCCCAAGCGGTTACAATCTCCGCTGGCCCTTCAACGATGACGCCACGTTTCGTCGTGTATGCTTGCCCTTCTGGTATGTAGATGCGATTGAGGATTACCGCATCAATCGAGAAGTCGTTCAGGTGTCCCTCTTGGTATCGAGTCGCAACAACTTGGCTTTCAGGGTCGGAGGCGAATGAAGGATCGCCAACCAGTTCACCGTCTTGTATTTCGATATTGCGAATCGATCCAAATACATTGCGGACTGTTCTATCGTTGTGCGAATCGACAATGGGAAGTTGGTTCTTCGCGTTGCGGAACTGAACGCCGTCCATCAATAAGACTTGGCGAACCATTCGACCGCGTTGCTCATCGTAGATCTCAATTGGTGTCTCGGTTGCAATGACCGCTCGACCGTCTTTAGGTGCCGAGAATGCTCGTTGAATCTTCGGGCTTGACGTGATGCGTTCAACCTTGTCCGCTGCTTGCATTTGTCGTTGCACCTTTTCGCTCCAAGTCTTTCCAGCGTCCCCGCCCCACAACGCCCACGCAATCCGACCGGCTGACGGGAATCCCTTTTGTCCTGGCTTCCAGCCCTCGCCCTGCTTGTCAACTTGATGCCGTGCGAAGTAACTCACCATGCGTCCAATAGTGTCTGGAC